ATGAAAAATAATAAGAAACAACCTGACGTGTACGTGCCTACGCGCGAAGAGTTCGATGAGTTTTGTGCTTATGGAATGAAGTTGGATGATAAGGAATGGATTAATGCCATTTGGAATCTTGTATCAAAAGCAGGATGGAAAAAGAAAAATGGCGAAGCTCCTAATCATTGGCACTCACTTGTGTCTGCGTATAATGGCGTGTTGATTGCAAAGAGAGGAAGAAAACCTCGTTTACGAGTAGAAAAGAAAGTTCCTCAGCATGAAAAGACAATCATTAATGAGATTGAAGATGAGTTTCCTGATAATGGTCTTCATTATGTAGCCTATACTGACGGCTCTTGTGATAACTTATCACAAACAAAGGCTGGTGGTGCTGCATACGTCATTCTCAAAGATGGGGAAATTTTGAAGGTGAAGAATCATGGTCAACTTAATACCTCAAACAACAGAATGGAGTTGTTGGCGATTATTAGTGCTGTGAACGCTTGCCCTGATGGTGCATACGTGGATATTTATACAGATAGCCAGTATTGTATCTTGGTGCTCTCCAAGTCATATAAGCCAAAGAAGAATCCTGACCTCTATGAGTTGTATAAGAAATGCTCTGCTCATTTGGCAGGAGTTCGTTTTCACTGGGTGAAAGGTCACAATGGTGACAAGTACAATGAAATGGTCGATAACTTGGCTTATGGCGCATATTGCGAAATCTGTGACCAATATAACATCGAAAAATCGAAAAGACATTAAAATTTTGGCTTATGGAACTTGATATGTTGATTAGAAGTGCCCTGAGTGATGCTAATTGGTTAATTGCTAAGGGTGGCACGGATAGGGCAGAAGTCCTGAATCGTGTGCTGGGTAAGATTGATAATGTCCTGAAAGAACTGGATGGGGCAGAACTCATTGACCTCAACAAGGTGTGGCATCAGGCGAAAGATGTTATGCCGCCAAGCATTTATGGTGGCAATCATGCAGACTTGCTGTGTGTGCATCAGTTCAAGCCAACCTCTCATCCTCATCTTACTCACGAAGAGAACTGCCCTGAGTTTGAGGAGTATCTTAAAGCGAGTTCGAATGACTGGTGGTGTAGAACTGGGGATTTGTTGAAGAAGGAACATCGTGAACTTTATTGGAGATAAATATATTAATTAAAATTTAAGATTATGAGTGAATTATATTGGTTAGGTGTTTTAGGCAACCTGAATGATTTAGGTGGGGCTATTGCTGTTTTATCATTTTTGGTATTTATAGCTTTAGGCTTCTGGTTTTTTTTGTGTAGTGAAGATGATTTAGAACCATCGACTTTTATGAAAAAAATGTTTAAGGGTTCTATGTTTGCTATTGTGTTAGGGGTAGTTATGGCGATATTTATTCCTTCCCAAAAGAATCTGCTTATCATCTATGGGGTAGGTGGCACTATTGATTATCTCAAAGAAAACAAGGATGCAAATAAGATTCCTGATAAGTGCATTAAGGCTCTTGACAAGTATCTTGATGATGCGTTGAATGAAGATAAAGACAAAGATAAGGAGTAACTATGGTATCTGAATCAACTAGATATTATCAGACTCACCCAGCAGCTAGGGCACGGAAGGCTGCCTACGATACAAAGTTCGAGTCTTCTCCTGCTCAGAAGGCTAAGCGTATGGTACTCGCCCGACACAACGCTGCCCATGATAAAAAGTATGGGGCAGCTTCTCGCAAGGGCATGGATGCTAGCCATACACGTTCAGGAATTAGGTATAAGCCATCATCGGTGAATCGTGGTTCCAAGACGGATATGGCTGGGGATAGAAGAGCGAGAGGCGGTCGCTGATAGTGAATACGATAAAAGGGAGCCAATGATGGCTCCCTTTTCCTATCTGAATAAATCTCTAATATCACAATCTATAGCGTCTGCTACTCTTGTAAGGTAGCTGACGGTTGGGTTTCCGCTGAGTGCAGCAGATAGAGTACCTTTTGTGATTCCCATCTTTCTGGCTACTTCCTCAATGGTCATGCCCTTTTCCTTGATAACTTCTTTTGCCTTTAGGGTTGACATTTTAGTTATTCTTCGTGCTTGCTAATATGAATGTCGATTTCAACTTCTATCGGCTCTTCATCATCCCAAGTTGGAACATCAATACCTAAGTCTTCACAATAGCTTTCGTCAATATCAAAACAATGACCAAGACCATTGCTATCCCAATTAAAGAATCCTTTATCAGGTGGAGTTGTGAATAGATGTAAACATTCATCTTCATCGCAAGCAATAAAAGCTAGCCTACTTTCTAGAAATACTGGTTTCATAATTGATGACTTATCCATGATGTCGAGGGCTGTATGTTATTACTTCTGATTCTTAATTCTGCTGCAAAGGTACATAGAAGTTTGGGTATAGCCAAACAAATTCTTGTTTTTAACATGAATTTAACACTCGCGTGGTGAATATTATAAAAAAAGAATAGGGAGTGCTCACGCATTCCCTATTTCGTTATCCTAACAATCTTAAAACCTATAAACCAAAAAACCTATGAAAAAAACAAACGTTCTTCTTATGAATTACATTTTATCCTTCCTCTTCCGACATTTGTCTCAACTTCTCGGTGAGGGCATTGTGAACCTCACGCTTATCGTCAAGAGTGACGGTCTGTAGCTTAGGGCAGTTGAACTCTAGTATCTTGATGAATGATGCTACCTTATCCTTCGGCTCGCACTTATACCAAGCTGCCATGAAATCATCCCATGCCTCTCTAGAAAAGTCGGCACACAACTCACGAAACTCCTTGTTGATAGGAGATTCGTAACCTTTCTTCTTACCTCCAGTCTTTGCCCGACCTTTCTCGAACTGACCTTTTGTATTTCTATCTACTGCCATTGACTTAACTATTTTGGTGCAAAGATAGTAATTATTCGGCAAACGGAAACTTTATCCGTTAACTTACCTACCTAAATAAACGGATAAAATACGAATCTCGGATGGTATCAGTATCTTTGTACCATTATTAATAATTTTAATTTTCATATATATGATAGGTGCATTAATAGGTGCTGGGCTTGGTCTTGCAAGCAGTATTGCTGGCGGTATAGCTAACCGCAAGGTGAGAAAAAAGCAGGAGCAGATGATTGCTCAGCAGCAGAGAGAAAATCAGGCATGGTATGATAGAAAGTATAATGAAGACCCTACCAAACGTGCCGATACCGTGCGCTTGCTCACTCAGATGCAGGAGCAGATTAAGAACAGGAACAAGGCTGCCAAGGGCAGACAATCGGTAATGGGCGGTACGGATGATTCCACTACTGCGGTGAAGGAGGCGAACAACAAGACTCTTGCTGATACTACCTCACAGATTGTGGCTGCTAATGATGCCCGAAAGGATAACATTGAGCAGCAGTATATGAACAGAAAGAACCAGTTGCAGAACCAGCAGATGAGTATTGACGCTGAGAAGGCTGCTGATACTGCCAATGCGGTTGCTGGTGTGGCTGGTACTGCTGCCAATATCGCTGCAACGATTGATAGTGGTGCTGGAGCAAAGAAGGCTCCGAATATGAATGTTACTCAGCAGCAGTTGGATGGTATCGCCAAGAATCCGAATGATGTTCTCGGCTTAAAGGCGAAGACTACAGCTCTTCCTTCTGAGGGTGACTTGAATAGCCTTGGGGCTAAACTTCAAAAGATTAAAGCATAGCCTATGAAAGCATCAGATATGTTACGACACAATAATGGCTTGAAGACTACACAGAGTGTTCTCAACAAGCAGCAGAGTGGGGTTGATGCCGCACAGAAGGTGGCACAGACTCAGGCTCCAGTCTTCACCCAGCAGCAACTTGATGCGGCTGGCAAGAAGGTTGACCAGATGAACGCTGCTACTCCTACTGATGATGCTATGAAGGCGGCTAGGGCTAAGACTATCGCTACTCAGCAAGCTATCGCCAATGGGGTGGACGTGAATCAGGGTGCGCCAAGTGATGATGAGGATAAACCATCTGTTCCTATCGTGAAGAAGGAGGAGCCGAAACCTCAGCCTAAGCAGCTATCTTATGCTGATATGTATAAGATGCTGAATCCTGAACTGAATGAGACTGCTGAGCAGAGGGCGAACAGAGAGAAGAAGGAGCGTACAAAGGCTCGTATCGCTGCTCTGGGTGATGGTCTCCGTGCACTATCCAATATCTACTTCGCTACCAAAGGTGCAAAGGTGGTACACAATCCTGAGTCGGATATGACTAAGGCGGTGAATAAACGCAAGGCTTACATGGATGCTCAGAGAGAGAAAAATCGGGCATCATGGCTGGCTGGGTATCAGAGGGCACTCGCTCTTGATGAGGAAGCTCGGAAGAATAACCTGACTCTCGCTGAGCAGATGAGGTATCACGATATGCAGAACGACATCAACAAGGTGAAGAATGACCAAGGGCAGCAGAGAATTGACCAAGGTAACAGAAGACTTGACTTGTCGAAGATGAAGTATCAGACTGATGCTGATTACAAGAAGGCGGTCTTGGCTATCAAGAAGGCTCTGGCTGATGGTCAGATTTCTCATTGGCAAGCACAAGAGGCCATCCAACGTATGAATGCTGATACTGGTCGTTTGCGTGCCAATAAGTCGGGTAGTGGCAGTTCTCGAAAAGGCTCCTACTCAGGAGAGGTTGATGAGTATATGGATTTGATGGAAAAAGACCCTGAGGGTATGGCTGAGGCTGCAAAGGAAGTACGGAAGATGGGCTACTCTCCTAAAACGGCAGCAGGAAAGAAGGCTCAGAAGATAGCCTATCAGCGTAAGCATGGTAAGGGTAAACAGAACCATACTTCATCATCCAACAAGGGTGGCAAGAAGAAGACTGGCGTAAAATGGTAACAGAATTTGGTAACAAACAAATATATATATCATGGCAGAAAGACCATTATACACTTTATACAAGAATCTGAAAGCACAGAACTATGATGTGCCTGATGATTACAATAAGTTTGAGAGTGCTCTGACAAGAGACGGAAAGGGCGGTGCGGATAACAGACACGCTATCTATGAGAACTTGAAGGCTCAGAACTTTGATGTTCCATCTACTTATGAGCGTTTTTACTCTGCACTCTTTGAACCTCGTAGTAAGACTTCATCCAGAGCGAAGGGCGGTAGTGTTCCTATGAGTGCTGCTGACCGTGCTCGTTTCTCTGCTGGGGCAGCAGCTATCTCGGCTAGTGCTCAGCAGACAATGAACAATGCTGGCAGATACAATAGACTGAAACAACGCAAGCAGAAACAGCAGAAGGATTTCGGTCGTGTGAACTTGGGTACACATCAGACTCCTTATGGTGGTGATGCAAACAATGTGGTGAAGGATGATTTTGCTTACAATCCTGAGACTGGCAAGACTGGCGCATACGTTACCTCGGACAATGAGAATGCTTATTCTCTTCCTGAAGCTGAGCAGATGCAAGCTATTCTTGACAAGCAGAACGATGCCTATCAGGTAGCGGTAGATACTGGCGAGATTCCATCTGCCTTTGATGTTCGTGACAAGAATGGTAACTATGACTTGCAGGAGAACATCGGCAAGAATGGAACCTACCTTACTGAGGAGGGTGCTCAAAAGCAGTTTGACAAGAAACTGGCTGATGCCTATGCTCGAAAGAAGGAGATTGAGGCTCTTATCGCTGAGGATAATCGGCAACACGGAAATCCTTTGCTCTCTTATGGTGCTAGTATCGGTGCAAGTAACGGAAGAACTGCTGAGCAGAGTGACTATAGAAATAAGTTGGCAACCTCTCTTTCTCTGGTTAAGCAGCAGATTGGTGCGCTGGAAGCGGTGAAACAATATCCTACAAGTAGCTGGGGTGAGGATGCCTTGAAGGCTCTTGACAATACTGCATTTACTGCAAAAACATGGGATTTCGGTCTTACTGACTTCGCTACTATGGGGCAGATGGAACGTATCAAGACAAAGATGGATAACAATATTCCTCTCTCAGGTTCTGATAAGATGCTCTTGAAGAGTAAACTGGGTGCGGATGCTGCTGCGGCTCTTGAAGACGAGAAGATGGGTAACGTCTATCGTTGGACGAAGATTGCAGGGCAGAGTCTCCCATTTATGGCTGACTTTTTCTTGACTGGCGGTTATGGTGGTATTACTAAGGGCATCAGTCGTGGAGCCTTGAAGATTGCTGCTAAGCGTGGCATGGGCAAGGTGAGTGCTGCGGTCTTGAAGAATACTGGTATTGTGATTGGTGATATTATCGGCTCGTATGCGATGGCTGGAACTGAGCAAGCGTTGAAGACTGGTGCTGACATCATGCAGCGACATCTTGGTAATCTGTATCAGGATGAGAAGGGTGATTATAAGTTTGGTACTTTCGATGAGAATGGAAATCTTCTGCATGAGGGTGGTGAGTCTATTGGTACTGCTCTCTATAAGGGTATGACCTCTGCTATGGTAGAGAACTATACTGAAAAACTCTTCGGTCACAACTATGGTATCAAGAAGGGTGCTGTCAACTTTATGGAGAAACATGGTATGAATGCTTCTGCTGAGTTCTTCAAGAATATCGGCAAGAGTGGATGGTATACCAATTCCAAGAAGTGGATGGAGAAGTTCGGTATCAATGGTTTCGCTGAGGAAGTTATGGAGGAGGAAATTGGTATTCCTCTTCATGCCTTGCTGGATGGTGAAGGTAAGGTTAGCGACCTTCTTGATGCTAAGCAGCAACTCGACATCATCGGTGGTATGGCTATCTCGGTCGGTTCTATGTATGCGATGGGTGCTGGCTCCCGACCAGTAAAAGGTATCTACAATCGTGCTCAGTATTACCGATTCCGCAACAAGGTGAACGTGGCTGATAGTGATGCTCAGAACCTTATGGGCGATAACTGGGCAGACATCAAGGATAAGATAGACAACGCAACCAACGAGCAGATGGGTGGCGTGCTGGCTGATATTCTCAGACAGAGAGATACCATGACCAAGGAGCAGATTAATGCTGCTGTTAACTATGGTGTCAACCTGATGAAGATGCGTGGCTACAATATTGCCAAGACTGCTGAAATGAATGCCAAGGAGATAACCAATGAGCCTACAACACCTGAGGAGCAGCATCAGGCAGATATTGACAACGCTTATTCTGAGGGGCATGATGCTGATGATGCAGACAAGCATGATATTCAGATTCAGCAGGAAGACCAGATGAAGACTCTTGCAGCAGCATTGGGTATCTCTGAGCAGCAGCTATCTGCCATGAGTGACGAGGAACTGGAATCCATGACTGGGCAGGATGATAAACTTGACCAAGCTATCTATGACTACCAGTTGTCTTCTGCCCGATACCAAGGTGTGGTTGATGATGCACAAGACAAGGTTGACCTTGCTGCTCATCAGGCAGAGCAGAGAGTGGATATGTACACAGACCAGAGTCGTAGTTCTGTCCGTAACGCTACTATCAAAGCATCAGGTGGCTTGGAAGACTATGGTGTTTATATTATCAGTGGTAATATTGCTACTCATGATGATGGCTCCATTGATGTAAGCAATAGCGATGGTATGATTCTATACTATGACCCGACAACGAATAGTGTAGAACATGCTGATGCGTTGATGTTCGCTGAACTGGGTGAAGAACTCCCTGCTGATGATGTGAAGGCTCAGGCAGTAGCTGATGCAAAAGAGAATGCTATCAAGGAAGTGGCTGGCATCATTGATGGAACCGTTGAAATTGGCTCCCAGTTCAATGTGACTGATACTGATGGTACTGAACATACCTATGAGGTGTTGGCTGACTATGGTGATGGTACTGCTGCTATCTCTATAGATGGTAACGTGGTGGAGAATCCTTATTCGCTTGCAGACTTGCAGCAGATGAAAGACTTGGAAGACCAGAAGAGACTGGAAGCTGCCAAGGCTGAGCGTGAGCAGATGGAAAAAGAACGTGCTGCCCAGCAGAATCAGGAGACAGAAGAGACTCAACCTTCGTTTGACTTCAATCAGATTCTCAATGATAATGGTAACGTGGTGCTCGTTGATGTGCTCGACAAGGATGGTAATACCAAATATCCTGACTCTAGATTGTTCCTCATTCGTGATGCTGGTGCCAAGGCTAAGGTAGTTGAGTTGAAGAGTGATGGTACTATTGTTCCTCATGCTGTGAACAAAGAAGATGTGGCAACTATCTCTTCTATGTCGCTCGATGAATACAAACAAGCTATGCCTGAATCCTCAATAATAGAGGATAATAGTGGAGAAGAATCTGATGAGGATTCTCAGTTGGCAAATCTCGGTTTGCCTAAAGGTAGCGAGATATGGATGAGTGGCGATGGTTTCGGAAGACCAAAGGAAAACACTCTATCAAAAGTTGTCGGTATTGATGAGCAGGGTAGTATCATCCTTGAAGATAAGGATGGTAAAAAGTGGTCTGCATCATTTGATTATATCAACAACCATCGTGAGCTTCCACCTTTGGATGAGAATACCAATATCGTTAATGAGGAGAATAATCAATCGGAATCAAATGCTGAGGAGAACACTCCTGCTCCTGAGCAGACTCCTGCCATGACTCTTGAAGATGGAACCATTGTTCCTATGCTGGAGGATGGCAATCCTGACTTCTCGAAGCTGACTGCCGAGCAGACTGCTGAGTTATATGATACCCAGTTCGGTGAGGATGCAGATAGTATCGTATCTGGATATGTGTCTGATGCAAAGAAGGCACTCGACAAGGCTAGCAACATGACCGTGAAGGGTAAGACTTTCGTGGAACAGAAGGCTGCAAAGGATGCCAAGGAGAAGGCTATTGCTGATGCTCAGGCGGCTTATGATTCTGCTATCGCTATCCGTGATGCTTATAATGAGAGACAACTTGCCAAGGTGGAAGATACTGCTGAGGGTAGAAAGGAACTCATTGAGAAGGCAAGAAGAAAGTTCGCTCGCTTGAAGAGTGCGGTGAAGGATGATGCTGAGGCTGTATCACAACTCTATAGAGAAACTATCGGTTCTCTCCTTCATCGTCTGTATGATGGTACTGGCATTGATGTTACCGATACTACTCCGCTTACTGCTGAGGAGTATGTGGCTAGCAACCTCGGTGCTCACTCTCTCAACTATGAGGGTACAGAGACAAGCAAGGGTGTTAAGCAGGAGACTGGATTGAGCAGAGAAGACTTTGCCAAGACTCAGTTGCTCGCTGCTGATGGCAAGGGAACTACTATTGATGCGCTCGTTCATAGCTTGTGGGAAAATCGTCCATCCAACCTTGAATCACTCGACACTCAGGATATTCGTAACGCACTTATCGGTGTACTCAATAGCGGTTTCAAGGCATCGGAAGCAAGGAATTTTGTTGAAAATATTCGCATTGCTCAGGCTGAGAACATACTTGAAGAGCAGAAACGTGCTCAGGAGCATGCAGCCTATGCTGAGCAGCACAAGGCTGAGCCAGAGGCCGAGTTGAAGGCGAAGTCGGATGAAAAGGCTGAGTTGAAGGCGAAGTCAGAGGAGAAGTTGGATAATGAATCGTCTAATGAATCTAATGATTTGTCTAATGAAACGGATAATGAGAAGATAAATGACAATATAAATGATAATATAAATATTCCTGAGGATGCTACTGATGAGAATCCTTTAGGCGCAGAGCGTGATGAATCTGACCTTCCTTTCTCAGCCAAGGAGAATGGCAAGCAACAGACAACTGCCGAGCGTGCTGCTGACGTAGAGAAGAATAAGGTTGATGATATGAAGGTCGTTGACAACATCGTTGGCGAGAAGACTCGCAAGGCTTTCGAGAGACTGGCTAAGATGATGGGTGCTAGCATTCAGTGGCAGTACTCAGACAAGTTGGGCAATGGCTGGATTCAGGAGACTACGGATGCCGATGGCAACGTTCATCGTACCATCTTCATCACTCTTGATTCTTCTATCATGGAAGGTGCTCAGTTTGTTTTCGGTCACGAAATGACTCACCAAATCAAGAACCTGAACCCTGCTGCATACAATGAGTTGACTCAGCTTGTGCTTGATACCTATGGCTCTGATGCCTTCGACAAGGCGGTAGATGAGACCATGAAGAGATATTCTGATGCTGGATTCTCTGGACGTAATAGAGATTACTATGCTGAGGAGGTGGTTGCTGATGCGGTAGGCGAAATGATTCGTGACCTCAACTTGGCTCACACTCTCGCCATGAAGATGTCTCATCCTCTGCTCGCTGCTATCCATGAGATATTGCAGAAGATTAAGTTGGCATTCTTTGGCACTGAGTATAGCGATGTAACCAAGAACATCATCCGCTCCATCGAACAAGCATACGTGAAGACTGCCAAGGGTGAGGTGACAAACTCTGAGACTGGCGAAGATGTTTCATTCTCTCTCCGTCAGAAGCCTGAGCCTAAGAAGAAGGGTATCGGCTACAAGGTATTCGTATTGAAGGATGGCAAACTCTATCCACCAATGGTAGCGAACCCTGATGGTGCTGCTACTCCAGTTGGTGTATGGCTCGATGCTGATGCGGCTCCTATTGCAGGAGAAAGCAAGACTGGCAGACCTCAGGTTAAGCAGGGCGGCAAGGGAACACAAGGCGGTAGCGGTAAGTTAGCCTATAGACCAGGCTGGCATCTTGGTGTAGTGCCTTACGCTATCCAGTTCAACCGCAAGGATGCTGAGGGAAACAAGACTCTCTTCCCTAAGAACTTCGTCTTCGCTGAGGTGGAGTATGCTGCTGATGTTGATTATCAGGAGGAAGCTCGCCAAGAGTGTATCAATCCATCGGGCAAGTATCAGCATTCATTGGCTGGTTTGAAACATCTGCCTACTGATGGATATTATATGTATCGTACCAACCCGAACCCTGAGACTGACCCTTGGGTGATTACTGGTGCGATGAAGGTGAACCGTATCTTGACCAGAGCAGAGCAAGCGGAACTTGTGAAGAACGCTGGACGTGAACCTCAGCAGATTCAGGAGGGCGATATTGTTACTGATGATGTTGTGAACAGCATCAATCAGGAGATAGCTGATGCTCCTAAGTTCTCGTTGAAGGTGTATCATGGTAGTGGTGCTGACTTCACAGAGTTTGACTTCGACCACATGGGCGAGGGTGCTGGCTCCCAAGTATTCGGTTGGGGTGGCTATGTAACTTCTTCAAAGAAGATTGGCAAGAGTTATGCGAATCTTGTAGATGCTAACGCTCCTCATCAAGATGTTGAATATGTTGGCAATAACGCTCATGAATATACTGATGTAGTTGCTGGCTTGTTTAATGGTGGTCAGAGAGATTATGATGATGTTAAGGAGTTCTTGCAGAATGGCTATAATTCCGACAAGGATAATGCTCGGAAGAAACAGATGTTGGAATGGTTTGAAAGTACAAAACCATCTGATTGGAAGTCTGTTAATGATGGCAAACGTAATCTCTATGAGGTTGATATACCTGAGGATAATGGCAGCAACTATCTGGAATGGGAGAAGACTTTGAATGAGAAACAAATAAATGCTATTCGTGATGCTTTGGCTAAGAATGGTGTTGATATTTCATCTTTTGAGAATAGAGGCTTCAAACTGGATTTACCTTTTAAATATGTATATACTACGGTTCTTCCAATGATGATGCATAGCAAGCCAAAGGATGTAAGTAAGTTCCTTTCCTCTTTAGGCTTCACTGGAATCAAATATCCTGCTGGAACCATCATGGGTGGTGCTGAGGAAAATGATACCAACTATGTTATCTTCAAGCCTGAGGATATGAGAATTATAGAGCATACCAAGTTCTCTCTCCGTTTGAAGTCTGCTATTGAGGAGACTGAAACCAATCCATCTGACGCACAGAAGGAGAGCGGTAACTATAAGAAAGGACACATCAAGTTCGGTGGCTACGATTATACTATAGAGAATCCAAAGGGTTCAACTCGCTCAGGCAAGGATGCCGATGGTAAAGAATGGAAAGTTACCATGCACGATACCTATGGTTATATCCGTGGCAAGTTTGGCAAGGATGGTGACCATTTGGATATGTTCATCAATGACAAAGCAGACCTTGATAATTGGAATGGTGATGTGTTTGTCGTAGACCAAGTGAATCCTGATGGCTCGTTTGATGAGCATAAAGTAATGTATGGCTATGACTCCATGGATGATGCCAAAAAGGCTTATCTCGCCAACTATAGCGATGGTTGGCAAGGTCTTGGAGATATTACTGGAGTAAGTAAGGATGAGTTCGACAAGTGGCTTGATACGAGCAAACGTAAGCTAAAGCCATTTAAAGACTATGCTAAGGTAAAGTTCTCGTTGAAGGATATAAAGCCAGTTGGTGTTGGTGCTTTCGGAAATATATACAATCAGTTCCGTGGCAATGCCAAGGCTGCAATCGAGTTCTTGAAGAAGGTTCGTGGTGGAGAAGCTGTCGGTGCTCTTCATCACAAGGATATTGGTGATATTGATTTGGTTTGGGGCAAAGAAGGAACTGGACATAGTGACGGCTATGGTCTTTCTAAACTAGTGAAGTATCATCCTGAGGTTCTTGATGATTTGCAGGAGATTCTGAATGATATGCGTGTAGTTTCAAGCAGTAAGAATCGTGTAAACTTGGAAAGTGAAACCCATAAGGCTGGTGTTCGTCTTACTTGGGATGGAGAAAGAAAATCTTGGTTGTTGACTGCATTTAAAAAGGAAACTTCGGCAAGCGACAAGAGGACAGACACTGCCGCTACTTCGTTGGAAGGTGACACCGCTCTCTCCCAAACCGAAGGTTCTGCTGCAAAGATAGACAATTCTTCTGAAACTGCCAAGGAAAATGGCGAAAAGTTTTCATTGAAGGACGAAAAAACTCTTGCAGGAGTGCATAACATATCAGAAGAGAAGCTGTTGAAGGCTATCAAGCAAGGTGGTCTTGCCAATCCGTCTGTGGCAGTCATTGACTCTAGTAGGCAAGACCATAAGGCGTATGGTGGCATTTCCTTGATTCTGCCTTCCGATAAGATTGCTAAGAGAACTGGAAAAAATGCAGGTACTTGGCAAGGTGATGCTTATACTCCTACTTATCCAGAAGTGGAGAAACAGATGAGCAATAAGGGGGCTGAAAAGTCTTCTTCGGATGTTCTTTCTGTGCCAAAAGAAATGCAGCATGAAGTAAGAAATGGTATCGACCGATGGTTGAACGGGGGCGATGCAAACTCTGGTTTGAAGTATCTCTTCCTTCATGAGAAGGGTGTGGCTCCTGAACCGAAGATGATTCAGCCTAAGTTTAGTGATGAAGCATATAACGAGTTGAAGTTTATTACTGCTGGAGACTTCAATATCTATGGTATCGGCAAGGCTGATGCTCAGAAGGTCTTGGATATGTACATTGAGGCAAAGTTTGATGGCGATAAGGATTTGTATGAGGAGAAGACCAAGGCTTGGCTGGAAAGAAATAAGTCTATCGTTGATGCTGGTGCTAAGGGTGGAATGAGATATGCCATTGCCAAGGAGAATGTTGAACTATATGATGAATATGGTTTCAACTATAAGGGTGTGCAGACCTTCGTCCGTGATGTAGAGTATGACCATCGTAAGAGTGGCGTTGATACGAATGCTACGCTTAATGAGGTTGAAGACTACATCAAGACCAATAACCTGACAGATGAGTTCAATACTTGGCTGGAAGGTAAGGAAAAGGAATATGGCATTAAGGAGGTAATCTTTGATGGCTTTACTCCTAGCGGCAATCGTAGATATGTGCCAAACACCTTGGAGAATGTTTCAAAGTTGATGAAGAAGCAAGGACGAAATGGTGCAACTGGTGCGGCTGTATCTTTCCAAAACTTTGCTGCAAGACTGATGCCTTCTTATGGAACATTGAAGGATATTCGCTCCAAGAAAGGTTTGTTGACTTCTGACCGAGAGAAATTTGATAAATTCAGAGAAAAGTGGTCGAATGTATTCTTTGAACTTGGCATGAAGTGCCAGCCTGATGCAACTGGAACTTTTGACGATTATGGTTTGGCAAGACTCTCTGAGGCGGCAATGACAAGTGACCCACAAGCCTATTTGAAGAAGGAGTACAATGTGGACTTCTCAGATGAGGACACGAAACGCTTGAAGGAAATGGTTAAGGCTATCAAGGAAGAGCATCCTGCCATGTACTTTGAGACTAAGTTTGAACGTCCAGTTAGATTTGACGAGTTCTCTGCTGCTGTTGTTCCTACTACTACCAAGAAAGAGGTGAAGGAGGCGTTGAAGAATGCTGGTGTATCAATCTTTGAGTATGACGAAAAGAGCGATGCAGACCGAAAGCGTGCCTTCAATGAAGCTATCAATAGCAGCGACAATATCCGATTCTCTCTCGTTGGCGAGCGTGGTGCGGCTGATATTGCTGAGGACTTGAAGAGTCTGAACACTCCTGATGAGGTGGATGATGCTATCAAGACTGCCATTGATGATATGCCTAGCGGCTGGCAGATGGCTAACAAGAAGATGATTCATATTGCTAAGGCTCTGGGCGAGAACCGCAAGGCAGAGATTGCTGGCGAGGAACCTAAGTTCTCCCTGAAGGGTGGCACTCTCATTAAGGCTGGAACATACTTTAGCGGTGGCGGTCTTGTTGAGGAAGGCTTGAAGGGTATCATCGACCCAGTGGTAGCAGTGGAGTATGACGAGAAGATAAGCGGTGTTTATCGCAACAACTTCGGGCAGCACATCGTTACTGCCGATGTTCGTGATGTTGACCCTAAGGAGTTGGTGAAGCAGATTGATGGCGAGGTAGAGTACTTCCATGCCAGCCCAGTCTGCAAGAACTACTCTCAGGCTAAGAGTAACCATGCTGAGGTGGAACTAGACAAGGAGACTGCTGCTAGTACTGCCGAGTTCATCAATGCTATCAAGCCAAAGGTGGTGACCATTGAGAACGTGAAGGGATATAAGGATTCGGAAGCAATGAAGACTATTACCGATGCTCTGGATTCCAACGGATATACTTGGGATGCAGATGTGTATAACGCTGCTGACTATGGCGGTTATACCAACCGAGAGAGATTGATTGTCCGTGCGGTTCGTAATGGCAAACTTCCTGAAAAGCCAAAGAAGATGGAACACAAGAGAGGATGGTATGAAGCTGTGGCTGATATTATCCCTACCCTGACCGAGAAGAAGAATGGTGTGGCTCCTTGGATGGATATTCGCTTGAAGGCTGATGGCATTGACTGGAGAAACATTGACAAGCCATTATATGTGATGGGAAGTGCCTATGCTGACGGAAAGATTCCTCATGCCTTTGCTGATGAACTGCTGCCAACACTCAGAACAAAGAGTGGTGATGTGATTGTGATGCCTGATGGCAATGTATATCGTGCTATGGGCAGAGTTCTCGCAAGAGTATCAGGAGTGAGCGATGATTACAAGATGCCATTCTCCGAGAATCTGAGCCATACCATCATCGGCAACGGAATCCCGACCCAGTTGACCGAGCACGTTATTGCTCCTCTTCTTACTGGTTCTGACCCTAAATTTAGCATCCGTACCTATCATGGTACTGGTGCTAAGTTTGACAAGTTCGATTTATCCCATGCCTTGGAGGGCGAGGGAAGCGAGACCTTTGGGCATGGTGTGTATGTTACGAACTCTAAGGAGATAGGTGATAATTATGCTCAACGTGCAAAAGATAGGAAGGGAAAGTTTGGCTTTGATTATAAGGTTGATATGTCTGCCGATGCTAGACAAATGCTTAACCATTATATCAATAAAAACCAAGATGTAGATAAGGGCTTAGAAAATGCTAGACAAGACTTGAAGTCTGCTTTGGAAATGTTTCCTGATGATGAGACATTGAAAGAGTTGTCTGCTATTTTGCAAAAGAAAAATGATGAGATAGCTGAGGTTAGTAATAACGCTTATCGCTATGATGTTGACATACCAGATGATAATGGTGAAAACTACCTTGGATGGAATGATTCTCAAAACTTCCCATTGGAAAAATGGTACAGACTTTGGGAAATAACTCATCATGGATTTAATGAAGACGAGTATTTCAAAGATGGTGGAGCGAGATATGATAAAGATAGGATTGAGCGTATCATCCAAATGAAACTTGACTCTCCTGAGAACGGTATGCAGAAACTTCCTACATTAAAAGGTGAAGAATTGTATCAGGCTTTGAGGGATTTCTTTGACCGTGAAAGACCTTGGCATGGTGCTGAGTTAACATCAAGGGCTTTGAAAGAAATTGGTTTTATTGGTATAAAATATCCTGCTGGTCTTATTCATGGAGGTGCAAAAGAAGGCGATTACAACTACGTGATATTCGATGAGAACAATGCCAATATCGTGGGTAATACCCGATTATCCTTGCGCTACGACCAGTTTGAGCATGACCTGAACCAGTGGAAGAAGGATAACAAGCTGCCTAAGGATGCTCAGCGACCAACCATCCCACAACGCAATGCTGGCGAGAGTGCCGTTGACTTCCTGAGGAGAGTGGACGAGTACCGAAAGCAGATGGCTCTGTGGAAGACTGCTCCAACCTACGAGCAGCATCTTCTGAGTGATGATACTGCCCTTGGAGAGTTCAACCGAGAGTTGCAGCGTGGTTCTGTGCTCAAAAGAATCGCCTTCCAAGATAGTATGCTGGCTATCCGCAAGGCTCAGGAAGCTATCATGAAGGAAGTGGGTGTTGACCGCCTGAACATGGCTGAGGATGCCTATACTGCCGAGAACCGCAGTCATGGAAAGGGAAAGAACGAGTTTGAGGAGTACAACAATGAGTTCTTGCAGCCACTCAGAAAGGCTTATCATCAGATGAAGAAGATACTGGGTGACAGCTATGACAATGTACGTATCTACATGATGGCTAAGCATGGTTTGGAGAGTGATGCTCAGATGGCATTCAAGATGTCTCTGGAAGCTGACTATGAGGACGTGGCTCAGAGAAGTGCAGCATACAAGGCTTACAAGGGCGATATGAACCGTATCATTAATGATAGCGACCTAGAGTTTGGCAGAGTAGACTTCAATACTTGGAGACAAAGAGACAATGCACTCAGGGCGAAATATTCTCCATCTTATATGAACTATCGCTACGATAAAAATGGTATTGCCTACGATTACTCAGGTTTGTCTGCTCTCTTTGACGGCTCAGACTTTGAGGAAGCTGCCTACAAACTGGTAAAGGATATTGAGGATAAGTATGTAACCGAGACTCACAACCTCTGGGATGCAACGAATGCGGCAACCAAGAAGGTTCTCCGTGATAGCTATAAGGCTGGCATGATGAGCAAAGATACTTATCAGTATGTGCGTGATATGTATAGCCATTATATTCCTCTCCGTGGCTGGGATGGCACTACTGCCGACCAAGTATGGGACTATATCGGTGGCGGCAAGGGTGCCTTCAATCAAACCTTGAAGAAGGCACATGGACGAACTTCTATCGCTGATGACCCTATCGCATACATCGAGAATATGGCAGAGAGCGGAATCCTGCTGAACAACAAGAACTGGGTGAAACAACACCTGATGCTCTTGGCTCAGAATCATCCAACTTCCCTGCTTACCCTGAGCAAGGCTTGGTATGTGAAGAGTGTGGATGATAACGGCAACGAGGAGTGGATTCCTGCTACACCTCAGATTACTTCTCAGATGGATAGCAATCAGGTGAAGGCTGCCATTGATGCTTTCGAGAAGAAGATGGAGAAGATGGCTCAGACTGGTGATGCTACCCAGAAGAGAGACGGATTGAACATAGCCTATCCTCAGACTCACAGCGAGGAGAGAGAACATGAGGTGCGAGTGATGAAGGATGGCGATGAGTACGTTATCTATGTGAATGGTGACCCTCAGTTGGCTCAGGCTATGAATAATACCAGCGCACACCGAGTAAGAGAGATTCAGAGCGGCAAACTGGATAGGGCTGCTGCTTGGTTGGGTAGAAAGATGGCCGCTGCCTATACCAGTCTTTCACCTCTCTTCATCCCTTCCAACTACTTCCGAGACCTGACCATGACGCTGGCATCTACCGCTATTCGTGAGGATGCAAAGTACAACTATCTGCTCAGAAAGAATCTGGCTACCTCTTGGAATCTCGGTTTCATGTTGAGAGACTATCAGAGCGGCAAGTTGAGAGAGAAGGTAAGCAACGGAAACGCTACATCAAAGGAACAGATGTTCTATGACTTCATGATGAATGGTGGAGAGACTGGCTTTGTATCTTCGCTTGATGTGGAAGACTTGAAGAAGAAATTCAAGAATGACTTGAAGGATTTGGATAGATGGAAGACGAACCCAGTAAAGGTAGGGCACACCATCATGGATGGCATTGAGTTCCTGAATAGAGCAATCGAGGATAGTAACCGATTTGCGGTTTACATGACCTCTATTCAGTATGGACGTTCCATTGATGAGGCTGTGAATGATGCCAAGGACGTTACCCTGAACTTCAACCGCAAGGGTACTGGCGAATATGGCTGGCAGATGATTAGAAATCTCTATCTCTTCATCAACCCAGCGGTACAGAGTTTGCAGACATTGGGGGCGCTTGCCAAGCATCATCCTTTCAAGTTTACGGCTGTTACTGCATCATGGTTGGTGAGTGGTGTGCTGGTTCCTATCGTTAACGCTGCCCTGATGAGTCTGTTGGGCGGTGATGATGATAAGGATAAGTACTGGCAGTTCACAAAGTGGGATAGACGAAACAACCTGATTATGTGGGTTCCGTTTACTCATGAGTATGTGAAGATTCCGCTTGCTCAGGAGTTCCGTGCCTTTTATGGAATAGGTGATATGATTGCATCCAAGATGATGGGTGGCGAGTTGGCTGAGGAAAGTTGGAGCCAGTATGCAGAAGACTTGCTCGGTCAGGTAGTGGATATGCTTCCGCTCGACCCTACTGGATATGATGGCAATATTGCGGTCAGTCTGATGCCGAATGCTATTCGCCCAGTCTTTGAGTTGGCTTTCAATGTAGACTTTACTGGCAAGCCATTATTCAAGGAGACAGAGTACAACAAGTATGACCCGAACTTTACCAAGGCATACGTGGGCACTCCTGATTGGCTGGTACGTGCATCCAAGATGGTTAACTCAATCGGAAACGACTATCCTGATGTGCAGCAGAATAGCATAGATGCTTTCGGTGACCCAAGATACAACCTGAATAACCCTGCCGTGGTTGACCATGTATTGTCTTCTTATCTCGGTGGTGCTTACACCATGGGCAGTCAGGTGCTCGGTTTGCTTACCAAGTCACTCAATGACCGGAAGGAAATCAAGGTGGCTGATATTCCATTGGTAAGCAAGTTTGTCAGCAACCCTGATGATAGACCAGTCAGCAAAAAGCAGGGAGATGAGTTCTGGGATAAGAAGGAATACTACGACCGTGCTTCCAACACAATTAGCAAGTTGAAGAAACAAGCTAAGATTGATGGAGATTATTCCCTGCTTGAACGTTTCTATGGCTCTGAGGAATACAAGACTTACAAGTTGTATGAGAAAGATGTAAAAGATTACAAGGAGGCAAGAAAGAAGGAACGTGCTGAGGAGAGCGGTGATGAGTACAGACCACACCAACTTAATGCTGAGGACATCTATAATAATCATGCTACCCCTATGGATGAGTTTGAGGATATGAAACTGAAACAACTCTTTGAAAAGTTAAACTCATTCAAGACTAGATATGATGCTATTGTAGATAATGCCCCAAATGAGAGCGATAGCTACTACAATACCAACAAGGCAGCCATTGATGCCATTGACGAGATTTCTCTTGATAAGCAGGAAATATCCGAGTTAAAGAAAGGTTTCTTGGATGATGGCAAGGATGCCTACAACGCTGAGGACATGAAACAGATTCGTGACCTGAGAAAGAAGATTCTTGCTGTGCTGGAGAAGGCTAACAAGGTGGTTGTGGCTAATCAGAAGGCGAAGGCTGAGAAGTAATACATATATGACTATCCCCTGAAAGTGCTAGGCTTTCGGGGGATAATTACTTTCAATCTGAAACTTTTTACCTCTATTTCTTGTGCGAATCTAACAATCTGTAAATATTTATAAAGTTTAACTATTAAAAATATCCTAAATTGTTATGTTCTCATTATTCCTTTTTATATTTGCAGCATCTAAGAACATCTGAATCTCAGGTGATTACATCAGCAAAAGAATATCCAATTATTATAAACTTAAAAAATGAAGGCTTATGAAAAAAGATGAAGACGAAGACCTACGAGTCAAGAAGTTAATTGGAGAGATAACTAAGTTACTCCCTGAACGAAGCAAGATTAAGACTGACTTGTTTTATTTCAAGTATGCGCCTATATTGGTCATGCTTTTCAGATGGTATTGTATATCTCAGTTCTATGACAACAAAATGGAGATAACACTATGGTACGAAGAGAATGAGGAACCTATCTGGTTCTTCTACTTCATCACTTACATTCTTTACCCGATTTCTCTTTGGAAGGGTCAGGTGTTGCACCGATTGTGTGTAGAGTGGCGCATTCCGATTCTCTATATTGCAGGAGTCAATGTGATTCACGTCATGTATGATTCCATCGTTATCACGAATCAGATGTACTATTGTGATATGTTCCTGATTACGCTCATTTTAATTATATATGCTTATGTCGCAATTAGTAAATTACAGCATCATCGAAGCTGGACTTCGTGCTCTCGCAGATAAGGCACATGAATCAGCAGTTGCCCAAGCAGAGGGCAAGCCTATCCCTTGCGGTCTGTCGGAAGGAGATATGGAACTTGTGGCACTTCTTACTGCCATGATGAATGATACGCAAGCCAACAAGGGCTGGTGTGCTCACGAAATGGGCAAGTCTATCTCATCCTTTGAGAAGTATGTACATGACGGAAAGATACCCGAAGGCATCCATGACCAGTTCGGGCATGAGAAGAAGTGGAATAAGTCGCTTATCCGATACTTTGCCAACAAGAAGGCATTTTTCCGCAAGCTATCACGAAAGTATGGCATAAACCTCTAGCAACAGCAACACCTTATTATATATAGGAGAGACCCAATCGCCCCTCCTGTATATTTACGACCTTTTCCGTAACCATAAATCTTTGCTAATCACACACTTATACAATCTTTTACGAGTTTATCTATATCTATCCATATTATTCGTAACTTTGTGCTCGTAACGTTACAAAGTGAGAATCATAATTTAGTGTTTAACAAAAAAAGATTTCAGGATAATATGGAAAGTAAAACGTATGTATTCGGAAACGAAGGCTCAACATCTAACAATGGGATGCTCGGTCTTCTTGCGCCTCTGCTCCAGAAGCAGGGTGTTGACCCAAATGTCCTTCTTGCCATGAAAGGTAATAATGGTTTCGGTGGCGAAGGTGGATGGTTCATGTGGGTAATCTTCCTTTTCTTCCTCATGGGTTGGGGAGGTAACGGCTGGGGAGGTTTCGGCAATAATGGTCGTGGTGGTCTCGCAAACGAGATTAACAATGACTATGGTCGTGGTCTCCTGATGGATGCCATCGGTGGCAACCGCAATGCACTCAGCAATTTGGCTACTCAGTTGAACTGCACCGAAGGTCAGATTCAGAGTGCCATTTCTGCCTTGACCTCTCAGGTTCAGAGTGTAGGTAATCAGGTTGGTATGAGCTGTATGCAGACTATCAATGCCTTGCAGCAGGGTAATATGCAGATTGCTCAGCAGATTGCAAACTGCTGCTGCGAGAACCGCTTGGCTATCTGCCAGCAGACTGGAACCTTGCAGAATGCAATTAATAACGTAGCAGTAGGTCAGGAGCGTGCGGCTTCTTCCCTTGCCTATGCTACCAAAGACCAGTCTTGTGAGTTAAAAAATGCCATCAAGGAAAGCACTCAGACCATCGTTGACGGACAAAAGCAAGCTGAGTTCAGGGAAATGCAGAACAAGATTGATGCTCTTCGTGAAGAGAATAGCACCTTCAAGTCTTCTGCTATGACCTCTCAGATTGTGGGTCAGGCTGTGGCTCCTATCAATCAGGTATTGGCTGTCTTGCAGAACGAGGTGGCTGGTATCAAGTGTAAGTTGCCTGAGACCGTAACAACTCCTTACAGCCCATTTACTGCTGTTCCAAATTGTGTTGCTTGGCAAACAGGTTTGTATGGTTTGAATGCTGCAAACAATGCAGGATTCTGGGGTTAATAAGGAAAGGAGGCTGCTATGTTTTGGTTAAGACCTTATACATGGGTGAATCGTAATGGTTCGGCAGCTATCGCTTCTACGGGCGTGGCGGTGAACACCAACAATGTTGTTTTCTCGTTCAAAAACCACGCCTTCCTGAATGCCAGCTACAGAGGAACGATTTTCGTGAACCTGATGCAGGCTATTCCGACTGGAACGACTGGTACGCTGCCTATCCTTTTCGAGACCAACGGAAGTACTCAGGCTGTGACCAAGTATAATGGCGCACCATTGACGGTTGCAGACGTGCAGGGAACTGGTGTTTATCAGTTCTGGTTTGAGAGAGATACTAACACCCTACAGATGATGTCGGGTATTGTTTAACAAGAATAGATAATAGGAGATTATATTATGTTTCAAGGTTTAAGAACTAATTCTTTATTCTATGTGCTCGATAAGGGTGAGAACCCGAACTTGCGAATCGGTCAGGTGGTTTCAGTAAGCAATCCTCAGACGAAATACCCTACCTTTAACAACGGCTTTACTCCTCAGCCTATGGAGACCGTAGTGGACGTAAGGGTGAAGCTGGGTGATGAGGAAGTGGATTTCAAGCAACTGCCAGCAAACGGACAGATAGCCAACGACAAGAACCTTGTGGTTAGCGACAATAAGGATGCCATGAGTGCAGAGGTGGATGCCATGCTGAGACAATCAAAGGCGATACTGGAGAGCGTAGATTACAACAAGAGGGTAGTAGAATCTTGTGAGGGAATGCTACAGCAACTCAACCCCCAGATAGCTAAGGAGAAGGAACAGACCGAGAAAATCAATAAACTGGAAGGTAAGGTTTCAGGTATTGAGGGCAAGATTGACAAGATGATGGGATGGCTCCAGCAGACCATGAGCAAGTAATCTCCTATCTATTTATTCATTTAAAATCTTATGATTATGGTAATGATTGAGATTACAGAAGATAAGTTCGATGATTTGTATGAAAACATCGAGTCTATGCTTGGTTTTGGCAGCAAGGCTATGTCTTGTCTGAAAAAGATGAAGCAGGAGCGTATGGGTGAGCGTATGCCTGATTATCGTGACGATTGGAGAAGAGAGCGTGAGGAACGTGAAGAGCGTGAGAACAGACGTAGATTCAACAACGTAAACGATGATTGGAACTACCCGAACCGCTATGGTGAAAGAGGTGGTGGCGGCTACAATGGTGGCGGTCGCTAGTGTTTAACTTGGGAGTTTTGGCACAGACATTTATGTCGTGACCAGACTCCCTTTAATATTCAGCAATATGGGAAAATGCAGAATGCCATTGGATATGTATGACCTCAAACCTGATGGAATGGTTTCTTATCTCAGATACAATGGCTATCATTTCAGCAAGAAGATGTGTGAGTGGGCGGTGAGCCTGATGTACAAGTATGACCCTTCCTCCAAGCGTGATGTAAGTGTCTCGTTTTGGGATAAGGAGAAGGTGGATGCCCTGCTGCTTGGTCAGGGAGTAGAGGTAAAGAATAAGATAGGCTACGACCATGTATATGTGGCGAATATGGCGAGGGCAGACTTCTACAAGTCTTCCATCAAGGATGAGGAGCAGTTAGCCCAGTTCATCAAGGATATGGTGGATGATGCAGACCAGAAGGATGGTTTCATCTTTAACAGATTCTATGCCGACTGCTGCCATAATGGTGTGCCTATTCCTTGGGAAGATGTGTTATGATAAGAAGAGTGATTGAACTCCCGAAGTACGATTGGAGCATAGTATGTTTCATAGGTTATCAGCCACCTGATGCCGATGAGATATGCCATGCTCTTTCTGATATAGGCTGCAATGGAAATCCATTATCGGAGGCATACGAGCATCTGTCTTTATCGAGTGGAGATAGGGGTCTTACCTATTCCAACCTATCTGAAAGAAGAAGTGTGCTTGCCATTGGTAAATGTGATTCTGATAGCAGTATCATCAATACAATAGGTCATGAGCTTCTTCATGTGGTAGCGCATATCTGTGAGCAGGATGGAATAGATATGCTGAGCGAAGAACCATGTTATATGATGGGGAGTTTGTGCGAGAAGTTCTTTAAGGTATATGATTAATGTTGTTGTTCTTACTTGCAGCATAAGAAAAGGGTGAATCGTTCGACTCACCCTTCTTCTTTATTTATGAACTCAGCGACTTAGAGTTCAAAATCGCTCAATTACATTTTTGTTTACATACTTGAATATTGCTTTGCTCTCATCAGAAGTTTCCACTAAATGAGCATTATTATCAACTGTTAATAATATGCCAATGCTTTTTGATGTTGCAGGTATATAACAATTTTTGATTAGACATACTCTACCAAAACTCATTGGGTTTATCCTTTCCTCTGCAAATCCTTCAACATATTTGGCGGTTTCTGAATTAGCCTTTTTCCAATTATCACCATTCCTTACGAGCATATCCATAGGCATAATAGCTTCATTGGTATTATTGAACATCGTACTCTCCTCATCCTCAAAGTACTTATAATCATACCAAAAGTTATAGGTAAAAGCTATTCCATAATCCTTTATTGTGGCATTAACGTCATTAATTATGCCGTTTAAATCATATTTCGGAGTTGTGTGTATGTCATAGCTACTGCCATCTTCTGTCATATAATTTTTATTAAACATAATTGTATGCTGTTCTCCATCAATCTCCACAATTAAAGTTTTTTGTGTTACCTTGCAGTTACCTAATCTATATGCTAATGAATATACATTAGTGGCATCAGCTCCCCACCAAGACTGCATATCTGACATTACACGTATTCCTATCGCTAATCCTGGAGCGTTAATTGTACCATTGTATGTTTTGTAGTCTTCTCCATAAATACTATCATACGCAGTTCCGCCAACAACTTTTACATTGTGATTGTTTTGCAAAGTCTGTAGACATAGAGAATTGATTCTACGACGGTTCACCAACATTTTCCCGTTAGAACTTCCATGGAGCATTACACCACCAAGCCTAATATCATCGTGTACTCTTTCTTTCTCTGTGCCCCTGTTAACCTTAAACGAGAATGCTGTAAATGCAGGAAAATTGCATCCCTCGATGGTTACGTTGGCAAGTTTCCCAGAGCCTAAATCCCCAAAATATACATTTCTGTCTATATTCCCAGTATTGTAGGCTGTTCCCATGGCACAATTCTTGAATATCATGTTACAACTATTTTTATAGTTGTAATTTTCATGAGTATAGAAAGGCTCTTGCGTATAAGAATACCATTTACAATTTTCAAAAATCATAGTATGACCATCCGATATTCCATTAGCTTGCGCATAACATGATGACCACTTATTACCATTTGTATAATCGTTGTTACCATAATGTATTGCTGTAATATCTCTATATCTAGTAATACAATTCGCATCTATACTATTTGAACCATTGACACTCTCGTCTTGATGTATCGCATATCTTCCACCTTTAATAGTAACTTCAAGGTTGGCTATAATAACATTACCCCTCACGAACAATGTCTGTATATACTGAAAAGCATCTCCATCCATATTTTGACTAGGCGAAACTACAGCCAACTTAACCTTTCTTCCCATACCTCTAAGATGTACCCAAGATTTAGTCCAAACTAAGGCACACAGAGCGGTTGGGATAATATTTGTGTTTCTGCTACCATCTTTCAAATATAGCTGAGTTAAATCATTTATGATGAAATCGTCATAGATTTGTATGTCGTACTGATTTGTTTGGCTTGCATCCTTTACTGAATTGATTGCGTCTTGAATGTTCGTAAAATCTCCACTTCCATTCTTTTTGACGGTGATATGTTTCATAAGATTATAATTTCCATGATTATAATCTATAGAATTATTCATCTTTCCATTCACATCTTGAATATCCTTCTTCTCCCTGCTATCAACATCATTGATGTAGTTTGCAAGGTCACTCTCAGTAAAGTATTCAAGGGTGACTGAACCTTCTTTTTCCGCAGCCAAATACAACTCACAATTTGAATTGAATGAACTCAAATCTATCTTCTTAAATTCATGTGTCAAGCTATTGTTTGTATGCACTCTTTTATTATAAATCTGTGCATCAGTATAATCACCAACAAGTCTTGCAAACATCAAAATGTTTGGTATCTTGTTTTCAAAAGCCCACTTTGCGCCAACTTGTGTTGTTTCGGAAATGTGATTGGTTGTTATTTTTTCTATCTTTCCATTCACATCTTGAATATCCTTCTTCTCCCTGCTATCAACATCATTGATGTAGTTTGCAAGGTCACTCTCAGTAAAGTATTCAAGGGTGACTGAACCTTCTTTTTCCGCAGCCAAATACAACTCACAATTTGAATTGAATGAACTCAAATCTATCTTCTTAAATTCATGTGTCAAGCTATTGTTTGTATGCACTCTTTTATTATAAATCTGTGCATCAGTATAATCACCAACAAGTCTTGCAAACATCAAAATGTTTGGTATCTTGTTTTCAAAAGCCCACTTTGCGCCAACTTGTGTTGTTTCGGAAATGTGATTGGATAGCTTATCCGCTAAGTTGCTGAGTTTGTCTTCTACAGAAAACCAGTTTGCTGGGTCTGCTGACCATGCATTTGCCTTTAAAGTATAGCGGTAGATGGTATCACCTGATTTGTAGGTGATGGTGAGACCTACCTTCTGAAATGTGGCAGGAACAGAGTTGATGGCATCTTGGAGAGTAGTATGGGTTACGGTTCCACCTTTTGAGCAGTCGTAGGTTAGGATGCCTAGCTTGCCTACCTCGGCTGAAAGAAAGTCGGTTTCGCCACCAGTAATAGCATCATTGACTAGGGTCTTGTTGCTCGCATCGGCTACTCCGCTGTTTCCCTGCATACCAACTTCACCCTTATCACCCTTATCACCCTTATCACCTTTGTCTCCTTTATCACCTTCGCTACCTTTACTACCATTGTAGAACTTAACTTGCTCGGACGTACCATCATGACGGGTTAGAGTGATAACATTCTCGCCACCATCCTCAGCACTTTGCTTGGTTTGTTTTAAGGAATCAAAGGAATTGTCGGTGCGAGTCTTCATTTCTTTATTGATGTCTGACTGCATCTTTCCTCTGTCCTTGTCGAAGATGTTGTCGGAATTAGCCAACTTACCATCTTTTCGACCTGAAACGATTGTTCCGTTATATCTTTGCTCTGACATATTTATATTATTTTATGTTATATAATCGTTATTGTGGAATCGCCTGAAATCAATTCATCGGAATGATAATAGTATAGTTCTCCTATCTTACTCTGCTGCATTTCCAATGGCAAACCTCCTTGAAGGAATGTGAGAGGAACAGATGATACTACCCAGATGATGTCTTCATTTTCGGTTGTACTGATGGTTATTGTCTGTCCAGAGAGAACACCTGAGAATTGTTGTAAGTATTCGACATTAACCTTGTTAGGGTCTGTGGTAGATAAAGCACCATAGTAAGAGAAAATGACATCTTCTTTTGTGTTCAGTTCTATCCAGTATTTCGCATTGTACATACCTCCCATTTCACCCTCTACGATTCCGAGAGGAATATGTGACTTTCCATTGCGCTCCACGATACGGAAAAGGCGGTGCTCAATGCTACAGATGTCGTTTCCGTTGTACTTGCCACGAATGGTAATGCCATATAGTCCTTCCTCTAGAAATGGTGGGAACTTGACACAAATATCACTCGGTTCTACTTCACTATTATTTGTTCCGCTCTGAACAAAAGGCATTTTTGCTACACACTCTCCAAAGGCATCAGTAAGGTGTACTTCTAGATTACTGATGGCAGCTACGTCAATATCTTCCAACATCTGCTTGTTCTTGCTGATGTAGGCTTTCTGTAGCTTGATGAAAAGGTCGAAGCTGTTACCTTTAACAATCTTATAAATATCCATATACGTATACATTATTAATAATAGACAAAGATAGGTAGAATTTTCTCTACCTACCTTTTATCCGTTTATTTAGGGTTGAAAAATTTTAGATTAAGCCCTTCCATCTGAGAAATTTGCGCTTGCGACTGCGCTTTCCCTTCTTACTCTTGCAGTTGGTATGGTAGACGCAATCCTTGAAGAGGTCTCTGACCTTCATGTCGTTGTCTACCAGTTTGGTCTTCTTGAATGTCTCGAAGAGTGAGCGGTTCATAATCATGAGGTTGCCCTTCTGCGTAGGAAGGACGTAGAAGATTTCGCCATTGTTCTTCTTGGATGCGTAGTCTGCCTTAGCCGTAGCTTGGCGGTACATGATTTCGCACTTGATGCGCTTGATAATCTTTGTTACTTTCATAATCGTAATTATTATTGTTTGAAACTATATGATGGTTGCTGCCGAAACAGAAACCTTTCTTCTCATTACTCTTGCCTGAATCTGTATCATCTTTGGCATTTCCATTTCGTTGAAACAGATGTGGAGTCCGATGGCTCTAGTCATGAGCAAATCATCGTGCTTTCCGTCTGCTGCCTCGTATACGGTTCCGTTCTTCTCGTAGGTGAGATATTCATCTAAGCATCTATCGTCTCGCTCTACATAGAGTTGTTCACGGATAACCTGAACCAATACTGAGATAACCATTGGCTTGGTTGCCACGTTGGTATGGAATCCGTACTTCACTGGAACCTTATTCTTGATGTCTGATTCACTCTGCTTGCGTGCATAGAGGTTGTCGTATACGTCCTTGATTTGATTCAGGATGAACTCAGACTGGTCACCACCTTCCAAGATGTGCTCCTTGTCTTTCGTCTCCAATGTGTTGGATTCAATCACCAACAAAGCATCGTTGTAGTATTTGGCTATCTGAGCCGCCTTCCATGCCAGCAAGTCCATATCAATATGCCCATACCATTGGGCTACCACATACGGCTTTCCACCTTCCATCATCCAATCGCGGTCGAAGACACAGATAACAGACCAGTCGGCATTCTTGCTACGTCCACCAATATCCACTACGACCAGATAGCGGTTTATCACCTTGCAATCATCAAAGGTCTCAGGCTTGCTCCATATCCACAACTGCCCCTGCTTGTCTTCACAGAATCGGACATTCTGCATACACTTCTTTCCCTTGTAGCCATCACCATAAACATCACCGATGAATTTAGGTGCTCGGCATCCCTTGCGGAACTTGTCAACCTTGTCTTCGGCAAACACCTTGGCTCCTGAATGCTTGAATGCTTCAATATCATCTGTAGGGTAGCCAGCAGCCATATCGGCATGGTCGGTGAACTTTTTGCGCTCGGCAATATACCAGTTGATGGCTTCGAGTGGAGCACCAAGCGTCCATAACTTCCAAAGATAGGTACATGGCTCTTCTCGGTCGGACATCGTATTGGTATTGTTGCGGTTCTCGTATAGCCATTTGGCAAACTCCACCTTCTGTTTCTTGCTCTCAAATTCGAGGTGATACATATCGTATATCTCGTACCAAGGAACGAAGAACGGCTCAAACTGAGATTGTCCCTTTTTGGCGGCAAGCCATTCCTTGTGGAAGAAGTTGCCAGTACCATTGGCGGTGGATTCGTAGGCAATCATCGTGTATGGTCGATACAAAATACCATTTGTAGCATTCTGTACTACCTCCTCAGGAGATTTACCATCTGTCTTTTTCCACAAACCCACCTCGGAAAGGTGAACCAAGTTGTAGTCTTCCCCATTGGCAGATAGTGGTCGTTCCATGGAACCCACCTTAATCTTGCAGAATCGCTGAGGAACCTTCTTTACATTACCTGATGTTCCCACTCCAACAAACTTCGGTTCGTTCTCAGAGAACGCTTCTCCCATTTCGTAGAGGAACTTGGTAGGGAAGTTTTTCAGAGCTTCCTCGAACATACCTCGGATGGTCTCTGCTGTGTCCTTGACCTGAGCCACGATGAGCGAGTTGAGACCCTTCTGCCACATAAGTTGCAGCCAGAGGAAGTACATCTGAATAACCGTAGAACCTCCCCATTGTCGGGCTTTCAGCAGAATGAGACGGATAGGGCGATTCTTCTTTCTTCGCTCCTCCAGCCACCTGAGCAGTCTTCGCTGCGGTCTTCTGAGCACAAAACGGAAGGGGAGACCTCCACCTTTCGGCTTGATATAGATGAATGTGGCAAAGAAGAAGAAAGGGTCGTGTTTCATCCTGATGCGAGTAAACTGCTCCACCAGTTGCTCTATTTCTTCCTCTAGGTTGTACGGCTCGTCTATATCCTTGTGCAGTTCCTCGATTACCGCCTTGCAGCTACCAAACTCGATGAGCATCTTGACGAGCGGAATCTTCTTCATGGAAACTGGAAGCTGCTGTCTCTGAATCGGGAAATCAGGAAGGAAGAGCAGGAATCGCTTATCTCCACAACCTTCACCCTTGATAGGATTGAAGGGCGTGTTGATTTCCTTGATGCGTTTCTCGTTCTCTTTCAGGATGCCAAGCACATGTTTGTCTACAGCATCGGTCAGTTTGGCGGTTACTTGTCTTGGCATAGCGGTGCATTTAGATAACCCCACAACAGACCAAGTACATAGCAATAGATGTGGACTCCAACTGCCATGCAAGGGAAGAAGATTCCAACACAGATATATAGGAGAATGGTGAGATTGTATCTTACCTTATTCTCCACGTAGGGGGCGATAAAGCCCATGTAAGCATAGATAAATCCGCTAAGACCGATGATTGGCACGGATGAGGGGAAGGGATAGCTGATGGCTATAAGATAGAATGCCACCAAGTGACCGATGCCACAAGGGATGGCTCGGTAGCATTGATGGAAGACATAAAGGTTGATGGCAGCATGAAAGATGTTCTGATGAAAGAAAGGGTAGCTTAGTCGGTTCTGAATAGAACAATCGTCAAAGAGACCCATGCCATCATATCCAAGAAAAGTGATACACATTATTATAATGTACCCAGCATAAAGCGCAATCTTCTCTTTCGTCTCTCGTAGCATCTTTGCTTCTCCTCCTTTCTCACCCTGCTAAGAATTACGTGTATGCTTTGAGGAGTCAAATAGAAACTGGGTGCTTTTTCAGCACATACACGTTTGATAATATCCATATTACTGAGACATGGCTCATTACTCTTATGAATCTGGAATCGTCTGAAAATCTCCTGATACATTTCCTTTCGGGTAGGAATCATGTTATCAAGAGGTTTTCCTTTCAGTAAGTCTAATATGACTATATAAGCACGGTCTTCTGAAACCCAAAATCTTCTGCTCGGAGATTGGGCTAGCTTTTCCTCAATCTCTGAGAGTCTGATATTGTCTCTTACATTAATAATTTCTTTGTAAGCCCTCAATAAATCAGCATCACGTTCCTCTATAAAATAGCATCGTGAATCCTTATATTTCATATCTGACACTGCAAATATACAAAAAAGTATTGAATTAGTCGCATCCGATTAGACTAAATTAACGGATAAAAGATGAAAATCGGAAAAAAGCATTAATTTTGGGCATTGATTTATAAATTTACACATATATATATGGACGAAAATACAAATATAGAGCAGAATGCTGGTGCTGCAAAACAGCAAGACACCAAGACCAAGAGAGACTTGGCTTTGGAGCGTTTGAAGACCCGCCATCCTAATACGGAGTATGCGGATGATGAAGCTATGTATGGAGCCATCAATGATGATTATGATGCCGACCAGAAGGCTTTGCAGGGTTACAAGGATAACGAAAAGGCGATGGGCGATTGGCTGGGTAGTGACCCTGAGGCGGCTACCTTCCTGCAAGCGATGAAGGCTGGCAAGAGTCCTTACGCTGAGTTGATTCGTACACATGGCGAGGATGCCATTGATTACTATTCAGACCCTGACAATGCGGATGAGATAGCATCGGCTCAGTCGGAGTTCTTGCAGAATGCTGCCAACGGCAAGAAATTGCAGGAGGAGTATGACAAGAACATGCCTTCCAGCTATGAGGTCTTCGACAAGTTGGAAGAGAAGTATGGCGAGGAAGCTGTGAACGATGCCATCGACCAGTGCTTTCAGACTATGCGTAATGTGGTGACTGGCAAGTTTACCGAGGAAATGATTACAGCTTTCATCAAGGCAAAGAACCATGATACTGATGTGGCTGATGCAGCCCATGAAGGTGAGGTTCGTGGCAAGAATAGCAAGCACGTAAAGAACCTTGAACTGAGAAAGAAGGGCGATGGTACTGCCGACCTTGATTCTGCCAATGCAGAGACCAAGCAAACAGATAACCAGCCTGACCTTGGGGCAGTAGGAAGGGCAGCACGTAGGGGTAACATCTGGGAGCGTGGCAACGAGAAGAGAACACACATTAGATAATTCGACAAGGTGAAAAGATAATATATAATGTTTAATTAATTTAGGATAACAATGAAGAAAAGTACATTTAATCGGCTGCTTTCCGTCTTCCTGATGGTTATGGCAGTTATTTTTGGAGTGAATGGTCAGGTTATCATGGCTGAGGCGGCTCTGCCTGATGGCGGTACGACCGAGAGTGGTCATGCTGCTGAGGCAGGTGGTGCTACTGCTGCCGATGATGCTGGCAATGGCGGTGCGGCTCGTCAGGATGATGGTATCGCTACTGAGGGAAAAGGTCGTGAGCACTTTAACGAGAATGGTACGGAGTTCTATGAGAACGACATCAACGACAAGATTACCAAGATTCGTCCGATGGCTACTCCAGTTGACCAGATTTCACGCTATGCGACAACCAAGCCTGCTAGTTCGTTTGTAGTTGAGTATTGGAGTATCGGTACACGCCCTATCAAGACAACCGTCAAGGAGGAGACCATGAAGAGTACTGGTACATCTATGGTATTGAAGGTAGAAGACCCTGAAATGTTTACTTTGGATGATACCATCCGAGTGGTAGATGTGAAGGCGATTACAAACTATAAGGGTGTTGCTTATTCAACAATTACAGATGCTCCTACTCCTGATTTGGAACTTTGCGTTTGCGGTAAAGATACAGAGGGTTATCCTATTGTGTATGCTGTAAATGGTGAGTTGGTCAACAAGCAGGCTATCGGCATTCCTGCTTTGAAGAAGGGTCAGGTACTTATCCGTATGGCTAAGAGTTGCGGTGAGTTGGATGTACAGACGGGTCGTTTCAACAACCTTCCTGATTCTGAGATTCAGTACTGCCAGAACTTCATGATTCAGGTAGAGGAGAGTACCTTTAATAAGATTGCTGCTAAGCGAGTAGACTGGGATTTCTCTGACATCGAGGAGGATAGTATCTATGATATGCGTCTTGCGATGGAAGGTACTTATCTCTTCGGTGATATGGCTTGTATCAAGCATACTACCAAGAACAACTCTGCCCAGTGGTTTACCAAGGGTATCTGGTGGATGGCTGGTAAGGATATTGAGGTAGGTCATGTTGCTACTGCTGACGATATGAAGAAGGGCTACGGCAAGAATGAACGAGTGATTACTGATTTGGAGTTGGTTGACATTTCAAAGGACTTGTTTGTTGGTACTGGTATCGGCAACAAGCGCAAGGTGATTATCGCTGGTTCAGACTTCGTGAGCGCATTCAGTAAGATTGATTCTGACAAGTTCCGCTTGAAGGATACAGTTGAGGTTTGGAACTTGAAGTTCAAGAGTTGGGAGACTGACTTCGGTGAGGTGTTGATGATTCACTCTGAGTTGTTTGACATCTTCGGTATGAGCGACTGCGGCTTTGCTCTTGACCCTGAGTTCTTGGTTAAGCGAGTACACTTGTCTTGGACTCGAAACGTACTCGACTTGAAGAAGGCTGGCATCCGCAATACCGATGCAGTAGTTATTCAGGAGGTAGCTTGTCTGTACTTGAAGTACCCTAAGGCACATGCTCGTATGCGCCTTGCTGCGGTTCCTGCAACAGAGGGAACTTCTGAAACTGGCGATACCAAGGCTGCTGCCTAAAAGCAAGTAGAATTGCTAATTTATTCATCAAATAGTGAGGGGTGTGGGCACTAGCCCCATCCCTTTTTTAGTAACACATATATAATAAGGTATAATCATGTTTAATAAATATCAAGCTGGTACTGATTTGGCATTCAGCGTTATGGTAGGTGATGAGCGAATGCGTATCGTCTTTGATGGTAAGACTATGGGCTGTAGTGTCTATATGACAAGAGACCCTAAGGTGCAGAAGGCTATTGAGTCTCATTATTGGTTCAACGACAAGTTCTTCTTGGTGGAGAGTATTGACGAGAAGAAGGAAGCTGCTGAAGCCAAGAAGAAGGCTGCTGCCAAGGCAAAGAAGAAAGTGGCTGACGAGAAGAAGACCCACGTAGTGACAGATGTTGAGGATGCCAAGGACTATCTGGCTGAGACCTATGGTGTGAGCCGTTCCAAGATGAAGACCAAGGAAGACATCTTGGCGATTGCTAAAGAAAAGGGTGTTGAACTAGAAGGTTTAGAGTAATGGTAGAATATGCTGTATCTGATTTAGTGAAAGAGGTGAAGGTGCTCTTGGACAGAAACCAAGAGTCTGCTGGCTTGCTGGCTCCTAGCGATTCTGATACACTCTCGCAAGCAGAACTTATTGAGAGTAAAATCGTAGATGCAGCAAGAATCATTCTTTCGGATGCTCCTGAGGATATGATGGAAGGTACTTCGTGTACGAATGCTGTAACGTGGACGGATAGCAATGGCTATTACGTGGGTGAGATGGTTTTGCCTACCGATATGCTGAGAATCCTTTCTGTGAAGGCAGAAGGCTGGAACCGTCCTGCCGAAATCATTTCAGAGAGCGATGATTCCTACAAGTATCAGAACTGCAAATATGGAGTCAGGGGAAATCCTGAGCGACCGATTGCGGCTATCGTGCATACGGCTAACGGCAAGAGTATCGAACTATATACTAGTAAAAAGCAGGATGCTACATTAGCATTCATCTACGTTCAGGTTCCATCTATCACTACCGAACAGAAAATCAGTTTGCCTTCCGTCCTGAAAGATGCCATCTTATACATGGCTGGCTATCTCACTTGTATCAGCCTTGGCGATACCGATACTGCAAGCGGATTCCTTGGAGTGGCTAGAAAGTTGGCACATATTGTTGAACCTACAACATCATAAATTATGGCAAAGAAGAAAGAAGAAACCAAACTGCTATCGTTGAGTAGGGTACTTGACAAGGAAGAACTGGATAGCGTGAAGGCATCCAAGAACCGATTTGACAAGCCATACGAGCGTGCCTTCTCTATCTTGCTGGAGGCTCAACGATATTACAATAATATGGATAACTTCCGTAAGCGAAGACTGAGAAACAAGCGATACTGCTATGGAGACCAGTGGGGCGATACCATTGAGTTCAAAAGCAAGTGCGGTTTTACTAAGCGTATCAGGGAGGAAGACTATATCCGTGAGCAGGGTAGCGAACCATTGAAGAACAATCTTATACGTAGATTGGTGAAGAATGTACTGGGTGTATATCGCTCACAGAGCAAGGAATCAACCTGCAATGCCAGAGATAAGGATGAGAAGCGATATGGTGAGACCATGAGTGTGGTGCTGCAATGTAACCGACAACTGAACAGAGAGACGGAACTGGATGCCCGAACCATGGAAGAGTTCCTGATAAGCGGTGCTGCTATCTATAAGAAAAAGTATGGATGGCGAAGAGGTAGGTTGGATTGCTGGACGGACTACGTAAACCCGAACAATTTCTTCATAGCCAACAATATGAGGGATTTCCGTGGTTGGGACGTGAGTTGCTTGGGTGAGGTGCATGACATTACCATCGGCAACGTGCTGAGAGAGTTTGCCAAGTCTCCTGCTGAGGCTCGTAAGTTGAAGGAGATATACCGGTTGGCGGCTAACCGTGATTTCGTGATTGCTGATTGCACCCAGCGATTCGGTGAGTTCGACCCTAGGACTATTGACTTTATGAATCCTGCCAACCCTTCGCTCTGCCGAGTGATTGAGGTTTGGCGCAAGGAGAGTAAACCGAGATACCGATGCCACGACTACAACAATGGCGATGATTTCAAAATCGACATTGAGGATAAGGCTGATATTGTAGATGCAGAGAATAGAGACAGAATCAGGCGAGGTATGGCTGCTGGCATGCTGGAAGAGGATATTCCTCTGATTGATGCCGAGTGGTTTATGGATGATTACTGGCATTTCTACTATCTTTCTCCTTTCGGTGATATTCTGAGAGAAGGCGAGACCCCTTATGCTCATGGTGAGCATCCATACTGCTTTAAGTTCTATCCGTTTATTGATGGCGAGATTCACAGCTTCGTGGAAGACGTGATTGACCAGCAGAGATACGTGAACCGACTTATCACGATGTATGACTTCATCATGCGTGCGAGTGCCAAGGGTGTGCTGCTCTGTCCTGAGGATTGTCTGCCTGATGATATGAGTTGGGATGATTTCTGCGACGAGTGGAGTAGATTCAATGGTGTGGTGAGATACAAGCCAAACAAGAGTGGTCAGGTTCCTCAGCAAGTGGCGAACAACTCTACGAATATCGGTATTGGTGACTTGCTCAGCTATCAGTTGAAGTTCTTCGAGGATATATCGGGAGTGAATGGTGCGCTGCAAGGTAAACCAGGAGTATCAGGTACGAGCGGTTCGCTTTATGCCCAGCAGACACAGAATGCTACCATGTCGCTGCTTGATATTTTGGAGACTTTCAGCCAGTTTATCATTGATGGTGCTTACAAGACCGTGAAGAATATGCAGCAGTACTATGATGTGGCTCGTAACTTCAATATTGTTGGTAGGGCAGGACAGATTGTACACTACGACCCTAAGAAAATACGAGACGTTGAGTTTGACATCAACATCACGGAAAGTACGGCTACTCCAGTATACAGACAGATGGCAAATGAGTTCCTTATGACCTTGTGGCAAAATCAGGCTATCACGCTGGAGCAGTTGCTGCAAGTAGGAGATTTCCCATTTGGAGAGGAGTTGCTACAATCGGTTGCATCCAACCAGCAAGCCATTCAGAATGGTGAGACTCCACAAGGATTCTCTCCTCAGCTTCAAGCCCAAGTTGCTCAGGCATCACAGAGCAATCCGAAGGCTCAGGCTATGTTGCAGCAGATGATGAGCGGTCAGGGGGTGAGTCCTGACGGGCAGAACCCACCGCTTGCTGCTTAGTTTATAGTTTATAATTTATAGTTTATAGTTATGATTGCAGACAAACCAAGTGACAAGGAATGGTATGGCAATGGGAAACCTGATGCCAGCCAAGGTGGCAACCCGAATGGTGGTGTTGCTTCAGAGACCCAAGGTAGGGAGAATAAGCCCGAACTTTACGAGAATGACGTTATCGGAAAGGTGGCGAAACGCAAGAAAAACGACATCTGGACGAGGGGTGGAGAAAAGAGAACTAAATTTAAGGACGAATAAAGAAAGGAGGTGTTTTTATCGTAACTGTATTTGTCTGATATTCAGATAGCTACAGAAATATCTACGAGTTTATGGTGCTGCGTTTAAGATATTGGTATCTTTGCAGCATCATAAACTTTTAAATTATATAGGTATGAATTTCGTAGAGTTTGTAGAAAAGTATCAGCAGGAAATGGCTCCTGAACAGATGTTGGCTATAGCTAAGGCAGTCGGCAAGTATCTCTCATGCAAGTTGAGCGATGTGGAGGAACATCATCTTTGTGCGATGGTGTATGGTGTGTTGAGCGAAGAGCATTTTGATAAGCACTTTGCCGATGATGCTATCAGTAAGATGTGGTATGAGGATGCGGACGGAAACAAGCATACGGCTCCTTTCTTCTCGGATGATGAGATAAGAGAAGCCTTTGACAAGCATCAGGATGATATTTCTGACTATACCATCCATGATTTGGCTGTGACTATGAACCTGATGAGAAGTGACCATCATGTGATGCTGGAGCGATATAGCAAAGATGCTGATGAGTTGAAGGAAATGGTGGTTTTGATGGCTATCGAGTATCTGCAAGACCCTGACTGCTTGCATCCTACCAGCAAAATATGGCACACAATAAACGGATAAAGTAACTGATTGGGAATCATTTCTTATCTTTGCATATTATTAATAATATATAAATATAAGATATGGCTCCAAATGTACGTGAAGGATTGCAATATGGTGCAGCTATAGGAATGCTAGTGAGTGGTGTTGTACTCACCTTCCTATCATTCTTTCTCAACAATTATGTAGTGTCTGATGGTGTACTATGGTACGTAAGTCAGACATTGGTTTACTCTGGAGCAATATTCGGGGTAAACGTTTATTTCAAGACAAAACTAGGCAACTTTGAGAGCAAGGTTAAGGATGAACTCGCAAATATGCTGAAACAAGTGAAGGAGGGCAAGTAATATGAAGGTAACAAAAGAACAGATTTTGGCGATTATGCCGAATGCGAAGGATAAGGTGGATGCGTTCCTACCTTATATCAATGGCTATGCAGAGGTGTTCCATATTGATACTCCTAAGCGTATGGCTCATTTCTTGGCTCAGATTGCACATGAAAGTGGTGAACTGAGATATACAAAGGAACTCGGTAACAGAAACTACTTCCACAAGTATGATGTGGGCAAGTTGAAGAACATGCTCGGCAACCTTAAAGGTGGTGATGGCTACAAGTATCGTGGAAGAGGTTTGATACAGATTACTGGCAGAGCCAACTATCAGGCTTATCAGAACAGCAAGTATTGCACTGGTGACATCATGGAGAATCCTCAGTTGCTGGAGCTTCCGCTAGGAGCAACGAAGAGTGCTATGTGGTGGTGGTGGAAACATGACCTGAACAAACTGGCTGATAGTGATAGTTTCTTGGCTATTACCAAGACAATCAATGGTGGAACCAACGGATTGGAATCAAGACGAAAGTTCCTTACAAGAGCAAAGAAGGTCTTTAATGTTTAGCCTATGAAAGTAAAATGGTATGATACTGATTTTTGGCAAGTAGCACTCTACGTGATTGGCATCTTGCTGGTGGCATTTTTTCTGTCGGGATGCAAGACAAACTACGTCCCGATGGAAAAAGTTATATGTCGGGACGTAGTAAAACACGATACGCTGCATACTTCTGACAGCGTTTTTGTGCGTGATTCAATCTTCCTCAGACAGAAGGGAGATACTTGCTTTCTTGACCGATGGCATGAGAAAACCGTCTTCAAGAATGTGTACAAAGTAAGGGTGGATTCTTTCCTGAAAAGAGACTCCATCCCAGTTCCCTACCCAGTAGAAAAACAACTCTCCAAGTGGGAGCAGTTTCAGTTGAAATACGCTATCTGGTCATTTGGAGCACTCTGTGTCTTGCTAGTCGTTTTAGGTTATAAACTCTATAAAAAGATAAAGAATGGCAAATTTCACATTGACAATCACGAAAAGTGACATCTATGAGGAGGTGGCAAAGACTACTGCCTACATAGGAGGAAAGAACTTGGATAAAAACGGAAAAAGTCTGTATGACCAAGTGTTTGTGACGGAAGCTGATAGAGAAATGCTGGAAGGCTTTTGGGAAGATTCCATTAATGATGTTTCCGTAGCCTTGGAGAGTATTCTTGGATGGCAGAAGTGTGAATCAGACAGCAACGAGGTCTTTGGTCTGAGAGTAAGCAGCCTTTTTAATGAGAGTTTATTTAAGACCTTGGAATCAACGGTTTTTAGTTATGTAGTCAACAAAATAGTAGCAGAATGGTGCTCGGTAGTCTATAAGGATAAGGTAGAAGATTATCTCTCCAAGGCAAACGTTTTACTGCTAAAGATTGACGCAATCATTTATACACGTAAAAGACCAACAAGATAGGAGGATAGGATATGAGGTATTGTAATAAAGGATATAAAGTGATGATAGAGTTGGAAAAGAATGAGTTGGTATATGACATCAAGAATACTGCTTTTTCTTTTGCTGACTCTTATTCCAAGCAGAAAGGTATAGATGCCAAACAATTAAAGAATGTGTTTGATGTATCAGAGGAAGGAAACAGAGATAAGTTAGCAAGGATTCTAGACTCAGCCGTAGAGGATTGCAGAGAAATGCTTTTCCGATTTACTAAGGTGGAAATGCTCGGTGGCGGTTTTGATTCCAACGAGTGGGAAGAGTGTATAGGTTCCCCGACAAATGATGAGGATGCCTATTACTTGGCTATGCGGATGCCGCAAGGTTTTTCTAAGACAAGTGTACATACCATGACCGTCTACTTGCATGACTACATCGTGAACCAATGCCTTTATGAATGGTTGATGATTGTTTATCCTGATGGTGCTGATAGATTCTGGGCACTGGCTGAGGATAAAAAACAGAAGATTAAGGATGCCAGCAACCGCACGGCTGGTAGAACAAGAATCGCTTTGCATCCATTTTAGGTTAGTCGTTTAAGACTAGATAAAGCAAGGGAAGCTATCCATCACGGACTGCTTCCCTTTATTGTATTAAATGACAAAAGTTATATTATCTAAGTTCATGTTCCACTAGACGTGCACTCCTGCTTGGTTGTAACGGAACCATTGACCTTAACGCTGATGTTGTCAGGTAAGGTATTGATATTAACATCTGTAGTAGCCAGCTTCAATCCATTCTTCTGCTGGTCGGCATATTGGTTCTTATCCTGAGCGATAAAGTTGTTGATAGCTGTAGCTATATTGTAGAGCAGTTTATCGGTGTCGCTGCTGAGAGAATCAGAATCAACTGATGCGTACTTGTTGTTTTCAACGGTTGCCGATGTTGTCTCCTTCTCACGATACAGAACAGCCTGATTGATGAACTCCTGAGCAAACAAGAATGACTTGCTTACAAGTTGCTTTATCTTGGTGTTATCTATGTTGAGCGGATTCTCATACTTCTGTAGCATAGACTGCAAGCAACTTGCGGCTACTTCTTCTCTAGGCTGTAGGGTAGCGATGGAGAAGATTTCCTCTTCTTTGCCGCTTTCCTCTGTTCCACCTGTCTCTGATGCAGTAGCTATTCCGTATCTAGGGAATGGGCGAGCATTTGATGTTCCATCAGATGAGGTTTCTCTGACGAGTTTCGTTCCAGTTGTCTTTGTGATAGAGGATTCTACTATCTTTAGCAACTGCTTATCTCCATTTACATAAAAATAGCCATTTGCTAAAAACTCATATTGCTTTCCGTCTAACATGATGTAGCCGAAGTAGTCTGACCTTCTTATTTCATAGAACTTTATTTCTGTAGCTATATGCACTTTGTTGTTGGCATCCATATAGCCTACGGATGCTCCATTTCGTGCACGCTGTGAATCGAAAGCTAATAATGTATATTCTGCCATAATTATCTGAGTTTATTTTGTAATCTTGATTGGAACTCTGTAGATAGTGCGCTGATAGATTCGTTTGGGGCAAGGTTACCCATGAACACGACCCTGAAATATTTGTATGGGGAACCTACAAGATTTCTGAGATACATATTTGTAGACGAACCAACGTAATACCAATTAGATAAATCATTACTTCCAAATAGAACCGTTCCACACTTTCCTGCCTGAATGCTGCTGAAATATCCTCTTGTAATGCAATCGAACATGGTCTTATAGGCATCCTGACCAAGCGTTAAAGGACGGCTACATAGGAAGAATGGAACATTCTCTGTTGGCTCCTTCACATACACATCGAGTATGTTTCCTGCTTTGTCTGTAGCGTATGACTCAGGATATATATTTACTCGCTTGTTGAAGACATTGTGCATGGCTCCCCACATCTTGCTTTTCAAAGAGTAAACGTAAGCATAAGTATAGTTCGGGTTAAAGACGATGATACGACTATCATAATAGTCGTAAATCATATCAGCTTCTTCGAGATACTTACGGAAACGGACATACTTCACATCTGACTCAGGAATATTACCTAGTGCAAGGAGTTTATTCGGATAGGTCTTATCCTTTGTTGAATGTGAATAAATGGATAGAAAATCGAAAGGATAATCATCCAGTACATCGGTAAGACAAACGGACTCTCTTCCTTGTTGCATCATGATTCCTCGCTCTGTCGGGAACAGAACTGCATCATCAATCTGCAAGATGCCCTTCGGGTTGGAGCAAATATCTCTATTGGCTGGCTGTCGGGCAATATATGTTCCTTCTTCTCCAAGCATCAATACCCATACACCTTCATCGGTAAAAGCGTATAGAGGTGCATCACCAAACTGACCTTCGCTTATTGGTCTAGTGTTAGCAGCAAGTGCATTTATGATAGAAGAACCAACCTGAACACTATTCTTTGCAGGGAAGATTAGAGGATTCTCAGCTTCGCTTACTTTCACAACAGAAGAATATGGAAGTGCATTTGTGTTTGTTTTATAGTTTTCGTACTTGCTTACAATATTGTTCCATTCCTCTTCTGATGAGGTTTCCCATGGTAAAGCAAATTGCGGTACGTTTTCCTTTCCTTCTCCAGCTACGTAAAAAGAGAATGCTGTAGCTTCGGAAGAATGCAAGTTAACCGTAGATTTCTCAAACACAGAAGTTCCAGTCTTTTTATAGAATGTGATTTCAGATACGTTTAAGATTGGTACACATACAAAGTAATATAGTCTTGCACCTAAATCATCAACCTTGCACCAAAATTCTTTGTTTGATGCTTTCACTCTAACTATTCCTTCTGTGTTTAATTGTGCATCGTTTGGCAAGTTTGATAATGCTGGAGTGATATTACTTATCAAATCAACATTATATCCTTCTTTTACGTTCCCAATATGAAGTCTATTATTGTATGTAATCGCACATTTGCCTCCTAAATCAGAACGGTATAGGTTAGCCAAAGATAAAGACTCTTCCGTTCCCTCAACTCTTTTGAGTTGAAGTTCTTTGCCAATTTCGTCTTTACTGATAAATAGTGAATGATAGAATGATAGGGAATCTATGGCATTGGCTGCTTCCTTTCCTGACATCATTGTGAAAAACATATCACCTTGGTCTCTATCATTTAATTCTGGTACAACGTATTTGGCTGCTGCTGATTCTAAATTAACGAAAGATTCGGCTTTGCTTAAAAAAATATCAATGCCTTGTATAAGATTTGATATTTTATCAAGATTATCTATGTTTGCGCTAATAGTCCAAGTTGCTATTGCTGGTCCAATCGACCAAAATCTCTTGTTGTAAGGGTCAACACTAACAGAAGCTAAAGTTGAACTATTCCAGTCAAGTTTAAAAATATTGGAAATGCTGTAGTATGTACCATCGTATAACCTGATGGCTGCTACTCCAAACACAAAATATTTTTGCCATTGTTTTCCTTTGTCGGACAAAGTCTTATTAATTACAGCGTCAAACATGTTGAAAACTTTTGAAACTTGGTTTACATTCATTCCAGTTATCTTTCTACCAGAAGAACTGCTTTCATAAGTAACATAGTCCCAAAATTCATCACCTAGCGAGATTTCTGCTGAACCACCTTGATAATCAAATTCTTTAAAATCGATTTTGATTCCATAGTTAAAGTTATCTCTATCAAATAGCTGATAATTATCGTCAATCCAATATAAGTATTTGATAGATATTTCTCCAACAAAATTAACTATATTGCCAACTGCTGTGACGGCATTGACGTGGAATCCGTTGAGGTTGATGGTGTTCTTGGTTCCGTCTCCACCTTTTTCCATCCAGTACCAAGTATCATCTGATTTACGGATGATGTAGTGAGAGTGAATCGCTTCATCGTGTGTTACCTTATGCACCAGTTCGATGGTATCTCCTGCATCCAGCGTGATGTTCTGTTCTGCTACTACTGGCTGGTGAATAGGGTGGAGTGCCCCATCCTCGTTGATGAGGTTGAGGCAGGTTGCCAACTCCCCATCCTGACAATTATAGTCGGATGGAGAGTGGGTAAGCCCTTTGAGTATTACTTCTTGTCTTGTTGCCATGTGCTCGAATTTAAGTTTGGTCGCATGATTTCGTAATAAGGTTCGCCTTTGGCTGACTTGCGTGGGATGCAAGTAAGGCGAACCATTCTGTTGAGAGGAAGGTTGTACTCATCAAGGATGGCGGTGATGGAAGGGAAGTCACTTCTGAAACCTACCTTCTTATACTTCTGATTGAATTGAAGCTGAGCGAAGGCGGTGTTGGCTTTGCGAAGTTCTTCCCAGTCCTCACGCATGCAGAATCCGTATGTACCTCGGTCAGATAACCTGAACACGAAGATGGAATTGTCTGTTCGCTCCTTCTGCATGATGTGGTCATAGATTCCCTTGGAGAGCGTGACCGAATTGGCTCTTCCGTCCAGTACCACAAAATCGTTGCGGTGTCTGAAACCATTGATTTTATCTATTAAATACTTGAATTTCATGTTGCAAATATAATATGAAAAGTGATAAAATGGATATTATCCGTTAACTTTGTCTTTCCGCTTGGGTCTACCCTTGCGGTTGCCATACTTGGTGATGATGGCGGTTGCACGTTCTGAGCGGTAACAGCCACATGATTTGGTTCGTCCGTCACGAAGAGCAGAACCTAGAACGGTACAACCCCTGCCACAATCACATTTGCATATCCAGAACGCACCATGCTGGTGGTTCTCTTTATCAGATTTTCGGCAGACGAGTAATCTGCCGAAACGCTGTCCAGTAAGGTCTATCAACTTTCCCATACTACTTCTCTGCCAGTTTCTTTGCCTCTTCAACTGATACTGGCTTTCCGCTAAGAGGAATGCGGAAGTCGAACTTTGAACGGAAACCATAATAGCCTACGAAATCGAAGCTCTGTTTCATACGCTCGTCTGTGGTGATGTACTTCTTGTAAGCCTTCACCTCCTTCTCTGAGCGGTAGATGGTAGAGTTGACGAAGTAGGAACTGGTTCCCTTGTTGGCGATTACTGCAATAAAAAACTGCTTACCAAGGAACTTCTCCTTGATACGCTGAATAATTGAGATTTTCTTTGTATTCATATATAAAATTTGATTAATTATTAAGAAGAATGCAGATAGGCTGCACTCTTAAAACTATTCGATTCCACAAGATACGATACCATCTTCTTTGTTGATACCTCGGAAGTGTTCGCATCGCTGGCAAGCAAGGCTACCTACATATAGTATTTCGTTGGTGTACTTGCCGTATATGCCGAATGGGCAGGGAGTGGTGTACTCAAAGTGCCCACCGACAAATTCGTTGACGTTATATTTTGGATATTTCATATATTATCTACACTTAGAAATGGAGTTTTTTATACTCTTTTCTGATTCTTTTAAATGAAGAATAAGTACTTCTTCCACATGACTTCTGCTCAGGGCAGAATCCTCTGTATACACACTGAGGAACGCAAGCGAATGCAAGGTAAGGCTCAATATGAACCAACTCGTCAAGCACCATATACCAAATCTCTCTCGTCTCTCTTGCAGCCTTACTGCATAGTCTCAGCTTCGAGATATTGATAATCTCCTGAGCGTTGAGGGATAGCTGCAAGTTGACCAAATCATCCTGCCGCATATCGTGGCGAGATACCTTGGAACCAGTAATATCTGGTCGTGATGTGGAAACGAATGGCTGTGCATGAACATGGCGAACAAAATGGTTGCTCACCCAGTATGGTATGCCATACATTTTAATATCGAACTCCAATTCTCTGAGCGGTGAATGCTCGCTGAGAATCATCTGTTTCTTGAACTCATCGCTAGGCTCATG